TCAAGGATCTCCATAATAGAGATGCCGTAGAACTCAGGGAGTCCAGCACTGTTGTAAACACTCATGCGAAGTTCATCAGGAGCAGCGATACCGTTAGTACCAGTTCCACCTGCAGGACCAGTGTTAGTGTTGATTGGGTTGTAAGCGATAGCGCGAAGCATCTCAATAGTCTCAGGAGAGACAATGAGGTCAGTAATTCCCCGTCCCTGTCCAGCAGCAGGAGTCCCGCCGAGGAAAGAGGTATTGATGCGCTTAGCAAGAGTCATCATCTTGTTAAGGTCGTCAAGAACGAAGTTCTTACCAGCAGCAGTTGCGCGAACGTGGTCTTGACCAGAAGTCTCAGCGTCCTGAAGAGATCCCATAATAAGAGAAGCAGAAGTAGTTTCCTGCTTAGCAAGGATTTCCTGAGCGGCGCGGGTGAAGGTCTTAGACACAACATCCATGCGAGACTTAGCGGCGTAACGACGATCAAAGCTGACAGCAGTATCCAAGCTATAAGTAGCGACTTTCATCTCTGATGAAGTAGGAAGTACTTGGTTAGTTGGGAGACCGCCAGCATGAGACTGACTGTAAACTTTCACATAATCTTCGTCGTTGATATCGTAGTAGAGATCAAGAGGGATCGAAGGATTGTCATCAGCGTTAAACTGAAGAGCAGTGAAAAGATTTGAAAGAGTAGGTGCGTTGTTAATAACCTCTGCAAGCACAGGTCCAATAAACTCTGCAAGAGCTACTTGAGCTTCGTAAGCGACAGTGCGATTACGAGAAGCCATAGCTTTAACCAACTCGATTTGTTCTGGAGTTCTTTTTAAAGTGATTTTCATTTTCTAGATTTTTTCTATTAGTTGAATTTGAAGACAAGATACTCACCACCGAACTGATCAGCGACACCGTTTTGGGTGGCGCGACTTCCTGTTCCGATAATAGTTCCGAAACAGCCACTATCAACAGGAGCGCAACCAGTAACGGTTCCAGCAGTAGAAGCCTTAATTCCGTTTCCGATAATTAGGTCACCACCAAGATCACCTTGGAAAGCGGCGCTAGCGATAGTAAAGATACCTTTAGTAGCAACAGGAATAGCTTGTCCGGGGATAGCAGCCTGAAGCTCAGCAGCTTTCTGAGGGTTGTAGAGGAGCTTCTCTCCGTTCTCATCATTTTTTGCGGTTTGCATAAGGGTTATACCAAGAGGTATATCCCCGGCTCCAGCTGGCTCAACCTCTAAGCTAACTTTAGGATACTGATTGCGTCCAACATGTGGATAATCAGTTTTACCAAGGTAGCTGTCGGCTCCGTAAGAAACGGGGTCAGCATTGAAGTTTCCGGCTCTCACCTTAACGAAAGTTCCAGCATCGCCAGAACCAGCATCGGTGGTGTTATCGAGTACCATCCCATCGGATGCTCGAAAGAGATTGACGACATCATGTTCGTCATATTGTCTGAATGGAAGAATTTTTAGTCCCATAATATTATTTTAGTTTAAGTTAAGAAATTTCTATGTTCTCACGGGAGAACGCTTTTTTAAATTTATCAACGAGGCTCTCTTCCTGAGAAGCAACAGCTTCGTTATTATTGGAAATGTCGGCGTCAACCTGTTGCGCGTTGTCGAGAGCTTGCTCGACATCAACTTCTTCCGAAGCATTAGCGACACGTTTAGCGACTTCCTCATCAATACGAGCCTGAATCTCAGCCTCGAAAGCTTCTTTATTAGCTTTACTCTTATGCTTCCAAAGCACTTCAAGTTTATCAGAGTAAGAAGCAAACACTTCTTCAGTCTCATTAAGAGACTTCACTTCTTCAGCAAGGAACTGACGGTCTTCATCGGAAAGTTCGAACTTGGAATCAAGTTCGTCCATACGCACATTGAAACGAGCGACAGCCTCTTCAGCTTTTTTCTCGTTTTCAAAAACGTTGATCCGATCATTTGCTTCAGTGAGCTTAGTTTCAAGCTCAGTGACAGAAGCCTTAAGATCTTCATACTCCTTTTTGACAGCTTCCTTTTCGCTCTGAAGAGCCTCTTTCTCTTTCAAAAACTCTTCGTTCTTTTCACGAATCGCGTCTGAAAAAGTTTGAGTCATGGAAGCGACAGTTTCTTCACCGATTTTTTTCTCGATAAGAATGTCTTTAAGTTCGTTAACAATGTTATCCATAGCTATGTTATTTTCTTTTGTTACAGTTTTTTTATCTTTTTGTGAAAATTTATCTTGATCACTATCTTCTTGATCTTTGTAGATTCCTTTTACATCTGCAGCTGGATTAGAAGTGAAACCTATACCCAATGGATATATTTTTCCAGTAATCAATCTATAAATAGGTTCGCCCTTATCAGTTTTACCAGAACCGCCATAAGCTTTTAAGAAACCATTCATTTCTTTGATTTTATGAGGGTCTGATACTATTTCAGCTTCGTTCAGCTTATCGCTTCCCACAGCCAAAACATAATTAGAGAAACCTACTTCCCAACTTGCAGATATTTTTTTATAATAAGATTCGTCTTCAGGGTCAGTTGACTTTTCTAGAAGTTCTGCAAACTGCTTGTTTGCGGATCTATAGACAACAGCACCCAATGCTATATTAAACGGATCTTTTTTATTTTCTAATTCTTCGTTAGATAAAATTTTATTAGAACCATAGTCGCTGAAACCAGCAGTGACAATATGGCCCACAATCTTATCTTTATTATGCTCAATATTAGTAGGCTTATGTATAAACTGATCGTTATACTTTAAAGCAGTGGAGGTATCAATACCATCACCGTTCCTATTAAATACATTAACAACGGCAGCATTAAATGATACCCCTAATAAGTCTACATTCTTCTCAAAGTCAATATTTTTAGGGACTAAGGAAGAAAGCTCATTTAACGAAGCCTTAGATACGAACGCATCATCTATTTGATGAGCAAAAATTTCAGATTCAAAAGTAGTTGTATACTTATAAGGCATCTTACTTTTTCTCCTTAACCTCCAGTTTTTCACCTTTTGGATCAGGCTCCTCTTCATCATCTTTTGATAAAAGTTTCTTTTCAGCAGCTTCAGAGTCTTCCTTACTGATTTTTCCATCCTTCTTCATTTTATCAAGGATAGCCTTCTGTAATGCAGGTGGAAGTTTCTTTTGTTTATCATTAAGTTCTCCTTTGGTATCGTCCATCATCATAGCTCGCATCTTGTCGTATTTAACGGCGCAAGCGGCGTAGGTGGCTTTTGAGTCCATACCTTCAGTATCGGTTAAAGCTTTATCGTCTGATGCACACATGCTCATATAAGATTTATACAAACCCGCTTCTGATCCGCTATACTTGCTAGCAATGGATACTTCTGCTTCCCCATTCTCAAAACTGACAGTTTTTTCAAGAGGCACTTTAATGTCTTCTGGATTAATTTTCATGACTATGATATAAAATTGCTGACGGATAAACTTCTAAGTTATGCTTATTAGATACACTTAAAACTTCGTTCATCACATTTAATTCTTCAATAAGTTCGAAATCATCTATACAAGCTTCAAGGGTTTGAGTCCAATTTCCACGCTCAGAAGCGCAAATAATTGACTCACATAGTTTAGTTACCATCTCTTCTTGTTGCTCATTTAACTCCCCGCCAAACTTCTCTTCAGCTCTTTCTCTAGCTATAGAATTAAAAGCTTCTACAGCGTAAATAGTGGTCTGGATGTTTGTTCTGGAATATTCTGCGTTAGACAATTTTTGGTCCTCAACTGTTGTGGTCCCATGAGGTCTACCAGCAGATTCAGGGGTGCTAGCCTTTTCAGGAGCTTCGTCTTCAATCATTGGGACGCCGCCGACAATAGGATTATAAAACCCTTCTTTTCTTTGTTCTATAAATGTAGTTTGAGCTGGAGCGATATCTTCTGCATTTGGAAACTGACCATTATGGAACATTTCCATGCCTTGTTGAGGAGTGAGAATGCCAAGCTCCATAAGACGGGTAGAAACACGCATAAGTTGCGTTTCATCGCGCATGTCAATATCCTTCATCGTCGCAGTAGGATAAGACTTAAACCCAAGACTATTAGCTATTCTTTTAATCTCTCTTTGCAGGAAATCATTTAAGAAACAGCTTCTAGCTTCTTTAAGGCGGTCAATGAATATTTGGGCTTTGACTTGTGTTGAATTATATTTTTCATCCCCGACGACAATGTTTTGTAGACCTTGTTTGATATCATCATTCAAGATTTGATATTTTGCTGGTCCAAGGACTTTATTCAAGTCTGGGATAACAAAATTAGCTTTAGTTGTATAGTCTGATACTAGAACCCGGCCAACACTCTCATTTTTAAAGAGGTGCTGCATGGCATTAATATTATTAGCATTTACGCCACCTTTTTCAGGCTCAGACCCCATAGTGATAAGAAGTATAACATTCTCGACAGTACGGGTGATTGCCTGATCCATCTTCTTTAGTTCAAGCTTGGCGTTTATATCCTCTAAGACTGGATATCCAAATGGCACTGCAAATGGCTCATAATCCTGTTTCTTATAGAATGAAAAACAAAGACGTTTAGGGTCTAATTCAATTTTTATCCCATCTGTATAGTATGACCCATCTTTAACGAGTTTCTTCATCTCAGGGTCTAAAGAATCATAAATTAACTGGTCTTCTTCTGTAGATGGGTTCTGCAAGCGGGAAAGCTCATACTCAGACAAGACTTTTTCATATGCCCCAACATTAAATGTCGTAGCCCTTTTAGATACGATATCGAAAGGGTTTAAAAGCACATACTTGACTGGAATCTTATTGGCTGAAGGGTTAATAGCTCCAACTTGATTCATAAGCCTAGCATAGTCTTCAACTTCGAATTCCCCGTCAAATCTATAGATAAAGATATTACCACTACGATAATACTCACGGAAATATTGATCTTTTAGATTTTGCAGATTAATCCTCTTAAAAAACTGGTGGAAGAACTCTCGACTCTTTTTAGTCCCACCCTCTAAGTAAATTTCAGTGTTTGCGAACTCAGACATAACGTCTACAGCGTTTCTGAAAACCGCAACGTTAGCATAAGCTTTTTGGCATAATTCAATACCCTCACGAACGTTTACGCCATCAGACGCATATTCATAAGGAAGCATACCCTTCCGTATGCTAGAAAATCTGTCTATAGTGTTCCTGACTGCCGAACGATTAATCCTTGCTGAATTACCAGAAGCTTTAGTGTTGTTACGCGCTACAGATACACTTCTATATGAAGCGTCTGACGTATAAAATGATTCACCCAGTAATTCTGGGGTATATGATTCTTCAGAAGCTTGGCTCATCGCTAAATCTTCCAAATTGTTATTCTTACTGAATTTCTTCCAGTAATCTGATCGTTTCGTATACTTCCTTGCCATTGCACTATTATATTACACAAAAAGTTACTTTCTAACTTTTAAAAGTTAAGAAATAAACATTGGGGTAAATGTTTCTGTAACATCAGACCCCTGATCGTCTAACATATCGAAGTATACATTCATACCCCAGTTGCCTAATACTAAAGCAGAATAAGAGTCTTTCCGGGCTTTGTCAGCGCCTCTCTGCTTACGAAGGTTAGGTGGAAGATCAAAACTTTGTGTGCCTTGTGGGGAAGTAGTAACTTGGACCAAAGCGCATTGAACTTTTATAAGATCCATCATATCTCTTTGGTGTTCTACAAAATCAATCATCTTAGCCCCTTTATTCTTTTCTTCAGCATCTTGATTCCTGAAGAACTTAAGCTTCTCAATAGGAATGTTAGCTTTCCTTTGCATATTGTAGTTGTCATCCATAGCTGCCCCAGCAAAGTAAATCCTCTTGTGGTCAAACGCCGCTTGTAGACTCTCATTAGCAAAACGAATCCATGTAGAACTAGGTTTTCTTAAAAACACAAATTTTCT